AACTTAGATGCTTGTTTCAGAGAACCTTCTGCACGATTCACTGCAGAATTAAACTTGACTAGTTCCTGTCCGTTAAAGTTTGCACTACCACTTGCGTCGTTGAAGTCGGAAGAGAAAACAGCAATATGTTTGTTCCCCTGATAAGGAGATGCATCAACACCAAAACCGGCCGACATCCCCTCCATAGTAGAGCCAGAATAAGTGGTATGGAACACAATGCCAATCTTAGAAGAATTAACACGTTGACCAAGGTCTGTATCCAACGGTATTGCATATGTAATAGTATTAGGAGTAAATGTTACACAACGTTTTCCACCAACGTTAGTAACTGTTTTTGTATTCTCTACAAACAAAAGATCACCTTGAATAACACCCTTGATACCAAGTGTAGAAAAATATTTAAGACTATCTTTTAACATTGATGCAAGATTACCAGAGTACCAAGCATCAATCATGTCATCGGAAAAGCACAACTTAGGTGCAGTTTTTGCAAACACTGATTTAGTTCCAACAAAGAACCTATTTCTTTCTGGATCCATACCACAGATAACTGCAGGTGCTCCATCCCACTTGGTGGTTATATTAAGTGATTTTTTACTGTCACCAACAGAGAGCATATCACCAAGTGATTTTAAGAAAGAAATCGCAGACTTACCTCCGGCCGCACCAAAATTAAGGATGTCGTCTTCGAGGTGTTCTAGGTGAGTGTTTTTTGCCATGACTGTATTATACTCTACTTTTGTCTGGAAGTCCAGCCGGAGTGGACAGTTTGTTTAGTGTCACTTTTTCTTGTAGTCACACATGATATGGGATGGATAAAGTTTGCCGCCCTTATTCCTAAAATTAAAACTAAATTTATATAATGAGGATTCACAATTAACAATTACTTTTTTTCCAGTACCAGTAGTTCCACCATAGAAAGCAATGATAGGACCACTGATAGTAGTTGCTCTATTAAAATATTCTTGATCAACATCATATATTTCAACATTGTTTGGACCTTTACCGTGGACCATTACATATCCATATCCCATCATCTGTTTTAATAATTTAGTAATCGCCGATCTATTTACCTTTTTAGTAACATCTATTTTATGATTTATTATCTTTTCACTATGTGGATACTTATTAAATGTTTCACAAAAACTAATATAATCTAAACCAAATATTTGTAGAACTGTCATTGCATTATCACTGAGCGTATATTTTTTCATATCAGATTCAGTAAACACAGTCCCAATACCTATGTTTGCAAACGCCAATGTAGATTGAAATTTTAATGATAGATAGACTTCTACCTTACCATTATATTTTAATGTGATATCAGTTACTGTAGATCCAATATCTTCTTCTCCAGATCCTAGAGTTAAAGATCCTGGAGAAATTTTTAATGGTCTTCTCTGATTCAATTCTCCAACAGCAATTACTTCAGACAAAGGTAATCTTTTTTCTTTCCCTATACGTTCAACTGTATCTCTTGCTTGTTTATCATATCTACCTTTCTTATTAGATGGATCTAATATGTGAACTAAGGACTCATAAAATTCTCTCTCAAACACAAGTCCTAAATTTTCTTTTTTTCCAGAACCAGCACCTTGTCCACCAAACTCACCAGTCTTTTCTATTTCAGTTAATTTTATTGTCTTAATCTGACTTGTATTATCAAACCTACCAGTAAATTGTATCTTTGATTTAGCACCAGATATATTAATTGCTTGTTCAACTCTTTTTAAAATTATTTCATAGTCACGTTTTTCAGTGCTCTCAAATGCATACGGGTTACCTTCTATATCAAGAACTAAAGCGTGTGGAGTAAATAAACCTTCACTAGTTAAAAATTTATTTTCTTTCCCATCCATAGATAAAAACTTTTTAACAAAAGTTTCCAGTCCTCTTTTAATTAGGGTTTCCTTTGAAATACTTGACATTAAAAAAGAGGGGAGTTCTTCCCCTCTATTTATTATTTTTTCTCAACACTCTTGGATCTAGAGAGAATCCAATGAGTGTTTGTTTTAGAGCTTCTCTGATACCAGGATCAGATATCTCCATCTCGTCGGTTCTCTGACCGAAAGACTTCAAACGTACCTTCTGGATAACGCGCTGACAGTTTGTTAACATTTCGGATAACGACATCATCTAAAGAAACTCCAAGGGCCATACATGCTTGTGCAACATACCACATAACATCTCCAAGTTCGACAATCATGTGTTCACGATTTGCTTCATTGTAGGGTTTACCCTGGAAACAAATCTTCTTTACAATTTCAGTAAACTCACCACCTTCTGCACCAATACCAACACCAGCAGTTAGAAGACGTTGAATATCAACACCTTGTTCCTGAAGTTCACCAATACGTTTAATAAAACTATCAGTAGAACGAGATGCATCAGAAGTTACTTCATTTACAAAATTGAAATAACGAGAATAATCTACATCAACTGATTGTTCTACAACAGGAGCATTTTTCAATGTTGCACCGGTATCTGGATCAACTAAATCAACAACTTTACTCATACCTTAAAACCATCAAAACTACGGAACTTTTTATCTAATCGGTCAGTGTAATCATCATCCTGACCTGAATCAACAATGTTCTGTTGAGCACTGTCTTCAACATCATACAACTTCATCTTCGATCTGTCAATACCCACAACAAATCTTTTGTTAGAATTGTTGTCATTGTATCGATTCTTCAACTGTTTGACCATGATCTGATTCATCTCCTCCAGTTCTTCTGTGGAGATCAATGCAAACATAAGGTCAGCAGTAGCAGGGAGACCGAAAGATTCACTGGTATCTGTAATTTCAACATCGGAACTACCATAACCAGATCTAGTTGTTTGTGTAGCAGAAACAATTGGTACATTGTACTCCACAGCGAGACCACGAATCTCTTCTGCAATTGCTTTGATAAAGGTATATGAGTTGACAATACCACCTTTAAGTCTACTGGAGGAACAGATATTGAGATAATCAATAAAGATAATATCTGGAGCAAATCCTTTCTTTAATCCTAGTTCATTCAACAAACTTTTGAAGTGTCCTGAATGTGCAGAAGCAGTAGGATACTCTTTGATGATGAGCGTACCCTGAGTCTTCTTCAAGACCTTTTGGACTTTTGTATCATACATTGGTTTAGGTAAGTCAACCAAATTTCTGATATCTAGATTGAAAAGATTTGCATCAATACGTTCTGCAATTCTTTCCTCCGCCATCTCTAGCGTAATATACAATACATTTTTACCATCTAGTAAACAACTAGCAGCCTGGTGACACATAAACAGTGACTTACCAACACCAGTTCCTGCGAGTGCAATGTTCAACGTTTTACGTGGAAGACCACCCTTTGTAATTTTGTTGAACATCTGAAGATCAAATTCAATCTTGTCTTCCTTACGATGATAAAATTCATATCGAGCATCTGCATCACCAAAGTAATCATGACCGACGTGATCATCAAAAGATATACTTAGAGCTTCAGAGAGGATAGATGGGATTGCATCACGACTCTTTGTCTTATCATTACCATCAGCAATCTGAACAGATTCCATCAGAGCAAGATAGACTGCACGTTCTTTACACCACTTTTCTGTGGTATCAATTAACCAATCTTGTTCTAGTTTTTCTTCACGAAAAATATTTAGAACTTCAATACATTCTTTAAAGATATCTTCCGAAATATCTTTTCTGTTTTCAATCTCAATGCTGAGAACAGATTTAGTCGGAAGAGTTCCATACGTTGTGATGTAAGAATTAATTTCAGTGAATACAATCTTTTCTGAAAATACATCAAAGTATGAGTCTTGAATAAAAGGAATAACCTTCCTCATATAGTCTTCATTGTAAATCAGATTGGAGAGAATTTTATGTTCAATCCTGTCGATCATTCATTCTCCTCAAACGAACCATAACTATACTCCTTAGCAGCACATTCGTCAAGTGCTTTCATGATTTCTGGTGTGAAATATTTTTCTGGATCTGCTAAGATTGTTTTTGCATATGTCTTAGTTCCATTAATATCATAGCGACCACCGGACTTAGTAAAGATATCATACTTCTCACCTAGTTCCAAAAGTCCATAGTATTTGTCTAGACCACGATAGTCATAGAACAAACGAGTTTGTACAATTGAATTTTCTTTTGTGAAACGAGACTTGAATGCTTTACACTTTACAATATTACCCACAACATCAGTCCCATCCTTCTCCTTGGACTTAGACAGATACACGATGGTAGAAGCCGCATACTTGAGTCCAGAACCCCCTCCCATCTCTTTCATGGGGACGTATGAACCCACCACATCATAAGTGTGGTTAGTGACGATCAGAGGGATGCCTGCGGTCCCTAGCTTGAGTGTAAGCAAGCGGAAAATTGATTTGGTGATCTGCGCCCTAGTCATATCCCTGGTCTCCTTACCATCAGTTGCATCCTGCACTTCTTTGGTAGTGGACAACATACCCAGAGAGTCTAATACAAAGAGAAGCGGTGGACGATCCTCTTTCTTGAGTTTCATAAACTCATCAACAATCTTAATAGATTGTGTACGAAACTCTTGAACTGTAGTCACAGGAACTAAACCAATTCGAGCGGTATCAATATTCCTCTCCTTCATCATAGATTTAGTTATAGCAGATTCAGACTCAAAGTAAATTACTTCACCAGTCGGATTCTGTTCCAGGAAATATCTCACCATTGATAGGGCGAAGAATGTTTTACCTGTACTTGATTCTCCAGCAAGAGCAGTGATTTTATTTGCTGGAAGTCCACCATAGATACTACCACTCAATAGGGCGTTGAATATGTAAGAACCAGTGTCAATGAACTGGTCGCAGTCAGCACCAACAACACCGTCCTCAACAACTCCAGCATACTCATTGTCCAACTCTTTAATTACAGATTTAAGAAAACTCATAAAATACTCCTTGTTAAAATTATTCTACCATCAAACGAAGAAAGATTCAAGAGTTCCACGTCTCTCAACTTTCCATCCGATGGTTTCTACTACGTTTTTCAATGGTTCGACAAAACTTTTTTCAAATTGTCTGTCATAATCAATATACTTATCTAGGTTCAACTCTTTAGGTAGAGTTTGTAAATAAGCAATAATATTCTCACCAATTGGATTTGGAGTCTTCAAGTATACAAACTTGATTTTTTCTCCCTCCTGAATCAGTGGATATTTATTCTGCAATTTCTTCTTAGAAATAAAGTGATTGTACAGAATAGCACCACGCACTTGAATGGGTGTACCTTTCTTGTACAAATCAGCAGAACTCCGGTATTTGTCTAGACCATTACATCCTCTAGGGAATGAAATGTTTTCAACAACTTGTTCTCTAGATTCTTTACGAACATCATCAATGAATGAAATTAGATCATCATTAGTATTATTGATGATGATAGTAAATGCTTTCTTCAATTTATCTCTGAAGAATGCAGGAGTTGAAGATCTTGCAGTCTCCAATCCCATGATCTTAAGTTTTGGTTTTTCATATCTAACACCTTCACTATCCCACACATTAAGAATATATCTCTTCTTAGCAGTCCAGATTCCACGGTCAGCAATGTTCTCCCGTTTCATCTGCATCTTCTGATCGTATGCGTTTACCTTGTCGGCCAGCGTTTCATAAGAACTTTCAATATACTTTTCAAGTTCCATTTGACAGATCTTATCAAGGAACGTAACAATCTTATCATTAGAAGCCTTTCTCCCTTTGTATATG